TCTTCTAGATCTCTGCGCTGAACTCTTACTACTGAACAGGACATTCCGTGCAACTGCTAGATCTCGCCTTAATGCTGGTGCTCTTTATTTACCTGATGGTCTTTCTGTTGCTGCTCAAGCGGATCCAGACTATCCATACGATTCTGAAGACGGCATCGGTGCTGGCTTTACTGCTGAAGAGGCAGAAGACGAGTTCGAAGAGCAGTTAATGGATGCGATGACAACTCCGATTCGTGACGAAGAGTCCGCATCAGCAGTTGTTCCTCTTATCATCCGTGGTCCTGCAGAACTTGGCGACAAGATTAAGCAGTTTAAGTTTGAACGTTCATTTGATCCACAACTTGCTGAGCGTTCTGATCGCGTACTAGAGCGCATCTTGCAAGGATTAGATGTTCCAAAGGATGTTGTGACTGGTCTTGCAAATGTTAAGTATTCAAATGCAATGCAGATTGATGAATCACTATACAAGGCACACATTGAGCCACTCATGTTACTTATTGCAGATGCTTTAACAGTTGTCTACCTTCGTCCATACCTTATTGCAAATGGTTTTGAAGAGACACAAGTTAACAAGATTGTTGTTTGGTATGACCCATCAGCAATTGCAACTCGTAATGACCGTGCAACAGATGCAGACGCAGGATTTGATCGCATGGCGGTCTCTGCAAACACATGGCGTCGTGCTCATGGCTTCTCAGACGCAGATGCACCTACTCCAAAAGAACTTTCAATCCGCCTTCTACAAGAGCGTGGCGTACTTACACCAGAATTTACAGAGGCAATGCTTTCAGCAATTGCACCAGAAGTTATTAACACAGTTCGTTCACAGCAACAGCAATCATCTGTCGCACCTATCCCACCTGAGCTTCAGCAAGCACTAGACGCTGCAAGTCAAGGTGCAGAGGCAGCAGGTATTACAGCTGAAGCCCCCGCAGAAGGGCAAGAGCAGTAGTGTCTGAGAAATCAATTGACGTTGTAACTACTTCACTCGTTGCAGCTGGAGATCCTTGCTGGGATGGATACAAGCAAGTTGGTATGAAGAAAGGCAAAGACGGAAAAATGGTTCCTAACTGTGTTCCTGTTGATGCCTCAGATGATTCAGAGTTTGCAGCAAAGAAAAAAAGAACAATTTCTCAAACTCCTGCTCCAAAAAAAGATCAAATTAAAGGTTCTAGAAAAAATAAAAAAGGATCTGCTTCAGGAACTCGTAAAGTTAAGTTTTCTGCAGCAGTAGAGAAGTCTTTAAAGAATAAAGTCGAACAGCACAACGAAAAAGCAGGTAAAGGTCGTCGTGCAACTGTCGGAATGTTAAAAGCTGTCTATCGCAGAGGTGCAGGTGCTTACAGCGTCTCACATCGTCCAGGAATGACTCGCAACCAATGGGCAATGGGTCGAGTGAATGCATTTCTTAAGTTGTTGAAGTCTGGAAAGCCATCAAACTCTGCATACAAGACAGATAATGACTTACTTCCTTCTGGACATCCACGTTCAACTAAGAAATCAAACTCCATTGCAGCTTCAGCAGGTTTGGTTCCTGAAGAAAGCGATTTAGCAGAAGCGCTAATCGAGATTGCAGACAAATATGGAAAGTTCAATGAAGATGCCACAGGAATCTGGGCAGGATACACACCTCCAGCCGAAAATGATGTCAGAGGTATCGGAGTCAAATGCTCTAACTGTGTTCTATACATGGGTAATGGCTCGTGCAGAATCATCGAACTCGAAGTCGAGGACGAAGGTAAGTGTCGTTTTGCGGTTATCCCAGATGGCGTCGTTGATGTTGGAGTTCTCGAAGGTGAGAAGCTCGGAAACGAAATCCAATCACCACAAGAGCTAGCAAAGCTTGCTAACGAGTGGCGTTACGAACAAGAATTAAATATTGACCTTCTTCCTGAAGAAGATTACTCATCTCCAGAAGAAGCAATCCTTGCTATGGCAGAGTATTCAGGATTTGGTTACGAAGCAGAGCACGCAGTTCGTGCATCATGGCTTCGTGCAGTTCGTAATGGAGAGAATCCATTCAAGCGAGCATCTCTTCTAGCATCTCTTGGTTATGAAAGCTTAGATGGGGACCTTCTTCCAATAAAGGGAGAAGAAGATGGAGAATAAAATTGTTGTAAGCTCTTACAGAGCATATAGCAGCCGTGAACAGGCACGTTTTATTCGTCAAGAAGCAAATGTTTTACTTGAAAAAGCCAACGAATTTTCTACAACAAGCCGTAGAGTAAATCGTAGGTCTGCATACAAGGTTCTTGCTCGTTCTCTACAAAAAACTAGTGGACTTCCTTTCTCTATTCGCAAGCATCAAGCACTTACAGAGCTCTCTAACTACATTTCTCTAGCCAAGTACAACAAGATTGTTGGCCTAGAAGCATTTAACACGGATCTACTTCCAGTATCTCACCCAAGATCAACTCGCTTTAACACAATGACAGCATCTGCACTTGCAGAAGCTCAGATGCGTTGGGTACTTGATGATCCACGCATTAAGGATGAGACAGTAAAGGGCCTCTTGGCATCTGCAATGTTCTCTCCTATCGATTCACCAGAGCATAAGTACTCAATGATTCGCCTAGAGAACATGCCTCAAGGACAAGTACCACTTGAAGTTCTATTAGCCGCTGCAAATCCTTATGCTGGTAAAAACTCAGCAGCAGCTCGTCGTGCTCGTGAAGCTGTTCAGCTTTCTGACCGCTTTGAGCGCTGGATTAATATGGGAAGGTCTGCAGCTAAGAGAGCTACAGATGGTTTCCGTGTCTATGTTGCTAGAAACGATGGCTCTACAAGAAGCCTTTCTGGAGAACTACTAAACCAGAACATGTTTGATCCAAACCTTGTTGATATCGAAATGGGCAAGGGTAAAGTTGCAACAGTTCCTACAAAGCTTGGTGAAGGTCTTGAAGCTTTTATTAAAAGCAAGGATTCGCAAGACGGTTACTCTTCTGTAGAAGCAGAGGTGCCTAATGGTGCACAGGTACTTCCAGAAAACAGCATTGTTGTCTCAGATGCTCCAAGTATTTATCGCAAAGATGAGGGTAATAAATATACAGACGATAAATACGACATTGTTAAATTTGATAATCCTAAGGCTGCACAGACTGCTATTTCCGATGGACAAAAAAGAGCTGCAGAGCTAGATAAGCCAGAACCAAAGCTTCTTAAAAAGGGCGAAGTAGATGCAGACTCAGGTAAGCAGTTCTGGGATATTGAAGAACCAGTATTCGGTCTCTATCGTCGTGGAAAAAACACACCTCTTGCATTCGCTCAGTCTTGGAAAGATGTAAATAATGAGATCCTTCGTGACGAACCTTTCCTTGATGAAGATGAAGGTCGTGAATATACACGACCTGAGCCTCAGACAGCAGACGATAATGTCCCACTTCTAGATCAAGCAGATGAAATTTTTAAGCCAGCTAAAAAGAAATCTGAAAAGAAAGAAAAAGTTTCTTCATTCCCATATGAAGTTCCAGATAGAGCATACGAATTTAATCCAAACGAAGAGTACACACCAGAGTTTGAGTTTGATGATCCTGTATCAATTGCAAACGATCAGACACCAGAAGAACTAGAAGATGCTCTTCTTACATCAGTAGAACCTGTTAGCGACACTGAAAAGGCAACAGGTTATGCACCAATTAACTTTACAGATGGCCGTGAACGAGATGTTCCAGCAGAAGCTATCGCTGCAGCGATTCGTGAGCAAGGTGGAGATGCTGAAATGGCTCTTGCACAGGCTTACGACAAAATTGCAGGAGATAACAAGAACCAAGAAGCCCTTGATAAATCAAGAGGTGCTAAAGATGAGAAAAAATTAGAAGAAGAAACTAAAAAAGCAGATAAGATTCTTAAGGATGCAGAAAAAGAAGCTAAAAAGATTAAGAAGCCTACATCTGATGAAATTATTGAAGAAGAGATTCAAAAGCCAGAGCCAAAGGCAACTACTACTGAGCCAGAAGATGCTCCTACAGAGGGCTTAGAAGATCTTGAAGATGTATCTGAAGACACATATGTTCCTCCTTTGCTTGAAGGTCTTTCAGAAGAAGAGTTAGCATCCTTTAAGGAAGATGGAGACTACCGACCATTCTTGCCAAAGAACGCGGAT